ACCTTGAACGCTCCTTCTGTGAAGGCAGAAGCCGTTCATACCTATCCAAAGTCGTGGCTCTTGTAGAGCCAGAATTCAGAAGAGGTAATCTTGGCTTCAAACCAAGAGCCTCAGGTAATGTCGAAAGACTATCCAAGCCAATACGAGAAGCCATCTCGTAATTCGCAAAGATGGTCTGGGACATTACAACTTTCACCTTCTCGTCGAAGGTGTCTGAGATTAACTTTAATTCATCAGAATTAAAGTTCTCAGTAGAAGTATGAACCAAATGGTTCAGCTTCTTTCTTAGGCCCATAAGGGAACCTAAGATCACCTCAACAGGTTGGTAAAAGTCTAGTGTTCTTTGAATCATCTTAACCAGGTTATCACCTGGTAAAGAAAAATTCAAACCGATGGGGTCGCACAAATGTGCGACAGCATCAAACACTACCTTTTGCCGCCTATTGAGTAGGCAGCGGCTCTTGTTACCCAAAAGTCTACAGATATCTAGGAAGTTATCCGAAGATACTTCCCTCCACTTCAACTGGGGTATAACCCTAGAAGAAGTGATTATCTTTCCAGCAAATTCTGCAATTTGACTGGAAGATAAAGATTTATCTGAAGACCAAGGGCAACCCATCTGTTCCAACATGGATATGTACGCATCCTTGAGTTTATCCTCAAGGATAACGACATCATCTCCTAATACAAAGAACTGGTTGTGAAAATCACCACCAGCCAAATGTAGTAGGAGTAATCCATGTGTCAGGGTAAAGGAACCAAAACTTGGGTAAAGACCCAAGGGTTGGCCCTTAGTCCATTGTAACCACCCTAAGGGTGATTTCCACTGCCCACGACTGATCTCGATGAAAAGATCAATGTGGTCCCAATCCTCTTTAAAGAAAATTGCACGAAGTGCAACCTCTTGAAGAGAAAGGGGAAAGTGGTCTGTCGCAGAAGACAGATCAATGGAGTGTACCTGACTCCCTCTTTCAAGGGAAGAACAGATGTGAGGGATTGCTTTTGATTGATCAAAAGTACAATCCCAAGGGAGTGATCGAACACATTGGTAAATCTCTTCTCCCAACGGACGAAGAGCTTCCTGATGTATTCGAAAGGGCGAAGCTATGGAGCGGAGTTTTCCGCCAGGTTCCTGTAAAAAGTGGATTTCTCCACCTTGAACAGGTTCCTTGGGATACTCCCTGTCATGACGACAGGAAATATCATCAAGGAGAACTTGACGGTCACCTATCCCTTGTAACAGAGGCTTATACAACCTCTTATACTTGGAATAGATGATTTGTCCACCCAAGGTATTGAAAATTCCCAAATCATTGAGAATTTCCTTATCCTGGGGGACAGATCTCCTTCCCCATAGACTCGGAGCCTTCTTATCAGGAGAACCCTGATAAGTCACTAGAGGCCTATGACTACAAGTCACAGGCCTCCTGCAAATTGCTCTGCGGGTAGTCCTCGCGAAGGATTTTAGGAAATCCTTCGAGAGACCATCCCCCTTTACTGGGTTAATCCCAGCAAGGAATTTCTCCTTTTGAGTCTCAGAGAGACTCGGAAGGATGTAGTATGTATAAGCCATAAAGGCTTGTACACACTTACTGAAATTCCTCTCGTTGAGACAAGCCCAACGAAAGAGGGACCCTATGGTTCCAGCAATGGCACCTTTACGGTTCTTACGAACCCAAGATGCATTCAAAGCTGGAAGACCGCCCATGGTGCGGATTAGATCCACTTTAAGAGATTTTAACCTCTTAATGGTCCAATCAACACCTGAGCAACTTTCCCACTTCACCAATAAGCCCACAAAGGGTTTAAGGGTGTGTCGTGGGATGCCAATCACAGAAAGGCGACGTAGTAGTCCATCCTGATGCTGTTGCATTAGCAACATGGTCTGACTCCTTAATAGGATAGGACCGCATCAGATAGACGACGAGTCTACCTTTAGATCTTAGGTGGCTCCAAAAGTCGAATCAATGTATGGCTTTCCAGATCACACATACGGTCGTGGTTAGGGCAACTATGATGATGAGCGCAACTCGCCTTCGTTTTGCTCTCATGTAGTCC